ATCTTTCTTCATCCATTCATCTTCTTTTAATGCTGCCATTTCATATATCTTTTTTAAGAATTCCATATTAAGTGATGGCTTTTTATCTTTTCTAAAATCAAATTTTACTAAATAATCATCAAAATCATCCTTTATTTCCTGATAAATGTGAATTATTTTTTCCAATGACCTTTTTTTAATCTTTAAAAATGGCAATGACAATACAAAATCATTTCCTGCCAAAAATGTTAAAAATATATAATCATTCAATAATGATATCTTACTTTTCTTTGTTATTTTAATACCCTCCTTTTCCTTAAAAAAATCCTTTCTTATTATATCATTATGAAATCCATCTTTTAAATTATCAATATTTAATTCTAAATAAGTATATCCTTCATACATTTCATCTAATCTAGGATCATTTTCTGCTTTTATCTCTCTAACAATATGAATATTCGACTTATGAGTACATACCGCCAATATAATTAAATCAGCATCTCTTCCATATAAATATATCTTATCATTTTTCTTCGATTCCATTGTTCTCATATTTCGTAGTAAATTTAAAAATTTATGCTCACCTTCACCTGGCGTATTTCCATTATTAAATATAATTTTCATATCATTATTATGCTGCTGAAATGTCTTTTCCTTCATTGCTTTAATAATACGATTACTTAACTTTTCCATAAATTCTGTTCCAGGTGAAATATTAGCACTTCTATCCCAAATAACTTTACTTTCATTCATTTTAAATTTCTCATTCAATTCCTTCATAAAGTTTTTCTCCATAATTGCTTTAAATCTTCTTGAACGCTGTTGTACCATTTTAGCTCTTGGTGCAGGTCCATCTAAAGCAATATAAGTTAATTTTTTGGGTTTTACTACATTACAAATTAAAGCTTTTGTACATGAAACAACTTCTTCTAAAACCAATTCTTCAATTTTATCTTTTGTATAATCATTTTTTTCAATGTCCTTTTTAATATTTTCATAAGCATTATACACTATTCCATTATAATCCATAAAAAAATAATCGGCATTTGTTTGCCCATTTTTAATACCTTTATGAATATTTTTATAATGTTTGTTATCTATTATTTTTTTAAAAAGTGTCGGAACCCCCATAGTTATTTAATATATTAATAGTAAGTATTATTTATATCATTTTTTTTTTAATTTTTAAAATATAAAAACGAAATGTTTGTTTAAAATACATTTAAAATAAATACTATAATACTAAGTATGAGCATCAACTCTAAAGAAGATGACCCAATTATTATAGAAAACTTTAATCCAAAAAATTATTTTAATGATAATGATTTGAAAAAAATAAAAGACAAAAAATTAAAAATTACAAATGTTGGAAAATACAGTATTACCAAACCAATTCATACTTCCTGGATAAAATCAATATTAATTAATTTCTTTAAATCCAAAAATATTAGTACAAAAAGTTTAAATATAATTGATTGTACAGCAGGTATTGGAGGAGATACAATAAGTTTTTCAAAATATTTTAACTTAGTATTAGCAATTGAGAAAAATAAAACACATTTTGATATATTAAAAAATAATGTTGAAGTTTTAGAATTAGAAAATGTAATATTGGAAAATAATGATTTTGTAAAAAAAGTAAATAAAGTAAAAACGAATAAAAAGTATGATTTATTATTTATAGATCCACCATGGGGAGGACCTAATTATAAAAATTTAAAAAATGTTGAATTATTTATTCATGATGAAGAAGAAAATAAAATATTATTAAAAGATATTATAAATAGTTATTATGATGATTTTAATTACATTATATTGAAATCACCAAAAAATTTAAATTTAGTAAAAGAAGATTATTTATTTAAAAATATTCATACTACTTTAGATAAAGACAATAAAATATTACTTATTATATTTGAAAAATAGTAAAAATTAATTATTTCAAATTTATATCTTTTATTTTTAAATATTTTACCATTCATTTTAAATAAGTTAAATTTAATTTAAATTTAACTTAAGATATATATTATTATAAATATTATGGCATTAAATGAAAATAGTGAAAAATATATTCAACCAAATGATATAAATATTAATTTAAAAGAACATCAATTAGCAATGTTAAATAAATGCTTAGAAATTGAAAAAAATAATGAATATGCTATAATGAGAGATAAACCAGGTAGTGGTAAAACATTTGTTGTATTATCTATGATTTATGAGTTGAAAAAAAAGGATATTCAAAATAAAACATCTAAAAAAACAAATGTAATAATTGTACCTCAAAATATTTATTTTCAATGGTGTTATAGTATTGAAAGATTAACTGATAATTTATCATATTTAAAATTTGTAGAATATGAGCATTTATTAAATTTATATAATGAACCAACAGCATTATATAATAAAGATATTATTTTAGTTACTTCATCTTATTATAATTCACTTGCTAGTACTATGACAAGTTTGGAAATAAATGTAGATAGATTATTTATTGATGAAATTGATAATGTTGGAAATTTGATAAATCAAAATTTTAATACACGATTTACAATGTTTATATCGGCATCATTTAGTTTTGATAATAATAATGGTTATTTTTCGGAAAAATTAAGAGGTAAAATGAGTGAAGATATAGTTATAGTATGTGATGAAAAATTTGTGGATAGTCAAATAGTATTAGATGAGCCAAAAGTTGATTATTATTTATGTAAAAATTTATATGTGGATAAGGTTTTGGTAAATGTGATTAGTGAAGATGAATTAAAAAACATAAATGCTTGTTATTATAAATTGAATGATAAAAATTATAATAATATAATAGCAAAAGATGAAAAAAGTTTAATTTCATTAATATTTAGGGAAAATAAGTCAGTTATTGAAAATTACAAAAATCAAATAAATGATTGTGAAAAAAATATAGATTTTTATGAAAAAAAAATGGAAAATAAGGAAAAATACATTAATGATTTTAATAGTCAAATTAGTAATATAACAACAATATTTGTATTTAAAAAGGATAGTTTAAAAATTAGTGAAAATTTACTAGAATATTTTAAATTTTATTTGAATCCAATTATAGAAAAAGAGTATGAAGAATATTATGATGTAATTGTATCTAATCGGAAAAATAATGTGAAGGAATTAAAAATGTATATTCATAATTTAAATGAAGCTATTTATAATTTATATACATTGGATTTAAACAATACTGGTATAAATGAAAAAAATATTGAAAATTTAAGTAGAGTATTTAAAATGATAAGTAGTGTATTAAAAAATAAAAATAAAGAAATAGATAAATTATTTGATGATTTAAAAAAAATAAATGAAACAAAAGAAATTGATAAATTTTTAATGATTTTTATTGAAAATTACAATAAATTTGAAAATTATATATTAATATTTTATGAATTATTAAATAATTTAGAAATTGTGTTAAAAAGTAAAGATTTATTAATTAATCTGAAAGAATATTATGTTAAAATTATTGATGAAAGAAACATATATTTAGAAAAAAAAGAAATGTTATTAGAAAAATTAAAAAAGAATGACATATGTCCAGTTTGTTATGATGTATTAGAATCAAATAATTGTTATATATCTAATTGTTGTAAAAATAATATCTGTATTTCTTGTACAGAAGAATGGTTTCTTACATATAAAAAAACAAGTTGTATATATTGTAATAGTGATGATATTACTATTGAATCGTATTTAAAAAGTGAAAATTTAAAAGTAGAGGAATTAAATGAAGAAAATATTGAAGAAAATGTTGAGGAAGATATAGAGGAAGATACTAATATAAAAGAAAATGAATCAATGAATGAAGGAATAATTAGTAACTACAATATATATTCTGGAAGTAAAATTAATTTTTTGAATGAATTTATTACTGATTTGAAAAATAATGATTTTAAAGTAATTTTATTTTGTAATTATAATACTATTTTTCAAAAACTAGAAAGTATTTGTAAAGAAAATGAAATATTATATGAAGATTTAGAAAAGGGAAATATAAATGAAATTGAAAAAACAATTTGTAATTATAAATATGGTAATTCAAAAATATTATTTGCTAATTCATCATTATTTTCATGTGGTATGAATTTAGAGAATTCATCACATATAATTTTTGTTCATAAAATGGATGAAGATACTGTAAATCAGACAATTGGAAGAGCACAAAGGTTAGGAAGACAAAATAAATTAAATATTATGTATTTAGAATATGAAAATGAACAATATCAAGAAAAAATAAAAACACAATTTTATGAAAAAGATATGACTTCAAATAATGAAATTAGTAATTTTGATAATTATAGTTCTAATTATAATGAGTTAAATAATGATTCTAAATCATCGTCGCTAATAAGTTTAATAAATAGTAATCAAGAAAATACTATAAATGAAAATGAAGAAAATAAAGATGAAAATAATGAAGTAAATGAAGTAAATGAAATAGAATTACCTAATTATGATGAAGTTGTAGATGTAAATTTGGATGAATTAATAGCATCATTGAATTAAATTATTTTTCTAAAATAAGAATATTAGTTATATTTTGTTTTAAATAAACATCTTTTTTTAATATATTTTCAATATTTTTTACATATTTTTCTAATATTGAATAATTTTTTTTATTACAATCAAATTGAAATAAAGATATTGGTATATTTACTTTTTTTTTATTAAATTCAAATAAAATAACTATTTCATATTTATTTTTTTTTTGTTTTGAATCTGTTTTACATGGATTTATATTTTTGTTACAAAAATTTATTTTGTAATCATTCTTTTCATTGGTTTTTGTAATATATATGAAATGTTCAGTTAAATGATAAAAAAATTTTTTATAATTATTATATAAAAAATTAATTTTATTTTCATCAAATTTTATCTTTATTTTTGGAATAATATTTTTGTCTAATAAAATTAGTTGAATATATAACTTTATGCCTAATAATTTAATTTTATCTTCAGCTTTCATATTATATATGATTATTTTTATCAAGATAAAATTTATTTATAATAATTAATTTAAATTTAAAATAAATTTAAAGAAAAATGATTATTTATAGTTATAATGAATAAAGAAGAATTAAAAGAAACAATTCAAAAGATATGCATACAAGGAAAAGGTATATTAGCAGCTGATGAAAGTACAGGCACAATAGCTAAACGTTTTTCTAATATTAATTTAGAAAATACACATGAAAATCGAATAGCATATCGTGATTTATTATTTACAACACCTGATTTAAATAAACATATTAGTGGTGTTATTACATATGAAGAAACATTATTTGATAAAACGAGACAAGGTGAATTATTAATTCAATCATTATTAGATTCAGACATTGTAGTTGGTATAAAAGTAGATATGGGTGTTAAACCATTATATAATACAGATAATGAGACAGTAACACAAGGTTTAGATAATTTAGATATACGTTGTAAAAAATATTATGAAGCTGGGGCACGATTTGCAAAATGGCGTGCTGTTTTAAAAGTTGATGTTGAAAAAAATCTACCATCTGATTTAGCAATTCATGAAAATGCTGTAACTTTAGCACGTTATGCTTCAATTTGTCAAAATAATGGTCTTGTACCTATTGTAGAACCTGAAATTTTAATGGATGGTACTCATACATCCATACAATCACGTGATATTACAATAAATGTTCTTAGTACAGTATATAGAGAATTAATTCGTCATCATGTTGATATTGAATGTACATTATTAAAACCAAATATGGTTCGCCCTGGTGTATCATCTTCTGAAAAATTAGATTGTGAAAAATTGGCAATTCATACAATAAGTGCATTTCAACATACAATTCCTGTAAATATGCCTGGAGTTGTATTTTTGTCAGGTGGAATGTCTGAAGTTGAAGCAACATCAGCATTAAATGAAATAAATAAATATGAAACACAAAAACCATGGAGATTAACTTTTTCTTATGGAAGAGCACTTCAGGCAAGTGTATTAAATGCTTGGCAAGGGAAGGATGAAAATAAACATATTGCACAACAGACATTATTGAAACGTGCTGAAGAAAATGGGAAAGCATCCAATGGAAAATATGAAATTGAATTAATAAATAATATTTCACTACATGAAAAAGATTATGTTTATTAATTATGGTGACTAAAAAGAAAAATAAGACAAATTAATTTAAAAATTTATTATATATTATTTTTTTCTAACTCATTACAAAAATAATAGAAATCCTCCATATTTTTTTTAGAACCAAAATATATTGATGTTGTTTCATGAATATTTTTTATAACTTTTTTATTTATATCATTAAAATCATCAAAACATAATCCACCAGAAAAATCAAGTAATTTCGCCAAAGGTTTTGCCTCGTATAATAATCTAATTTTATTTTTGTCGTTTTTTATATCTTTTGGATACATAAATATACCTCCATTTATTAGTATGTTGTGAAAATCAGCTACTAGACATCCATAATATCTTGAAGAATAATCTTTATTTTTTAATTCTTCCAAATATAATTTGTGATTAATATGAAAATTATTTATTTTTGCCTCATTTATTGAATATATATTCCCATATTCTGGTATTTTAACATTATCATTATGTAAAATAAAATCTTTTAAATCATCATCATATATAAAATGATACACATTATACTCAAAATAAAATACAAGATGCATTGAAGATGAATATAATATATATCCAGATAATATTAAATTATTTGATTTATTTATTGATGTTAATGTATTATCAAAATTTAAACTATCTTTATATAATCCAAAAATAGTACCCATTGGCATACTATTTTCAATATTTGATGAACCATCTAAAGGATCATACACAAAAATTAAATTTTTGTCAGTTTTAATATTAATTATTTTTTCTTTGTACTCTTCTTCAGAACATAATGTATTTACAACATTATGTCCATATATTGAACTTTTTATAATACTATTTGATAATAGATCTATTTTTTTTTGTTTTTCCTGATGTATATTTAAATTATTACTTTTTAAATTAATGTTTTCTAAATAAGATAATGATAATATTTTTTTTATTTGTATGGCATTTTTTTGTATATTATTTAATATTTCAATTGTATCATTTTCTCCTGAATAATTTGTTTCTAAAGTTTTTTTTCTTAAAAAATTTTTAAAGCTGATTTTGTATGAATTTATTTCAGACAAAAAAAGTAAAAATATAAAAAATAAGAATATGATCATTATAATTTATTTTTATAATATATATTTAAATCCTTTATTTATAATAATTAATTATAAGATATTTATATAAAACAGTTTAAAAAAGAATTCATTTATTATATAATATGAGCCAGCTTTTAAAAAATTGTCCAACTTATGTTATTAATTTAATTGAAAGAAATGATAAAAAAGCATATATTGAAAAATTATTTAAAGAAAAAAATATAAAGTTTGAATTTTATAGACCAGTAAAACATAATAATCCAAAAAGAGGTTGTTTAGAATCTCATTTACATTTAATAAGAAGTGCTGTTGAAAAAGATTTTGATAAAATATTAATATTTGAGGATGATGTAAAATTTATTCGTTCAATAAAAGATTTAAAAGAACCACCAAGTGATTGGAATATGATTTATTTAGGTGGTACAGTACATAGAATTATGGATACAAAAAATAAAAATTATACAAGAGTACAAACATGGACTACTCATGCATATTTTATAAATCTACAAGACAAAGAGTTTGTTAATAAATTATTGGAAATGGAAAATTATGATGGAGAGGTAGATAGATATTATTTGGAGAAGGTGCATCCTAATTTCAAGTGTTATATGACGAATCCGATGGTAGCTATTCAAAAGGAAGATTATTCAGATATTGAGGGACAAGAAGTAAATTATGATTTTATGCAATATACATTAAATGGGTTACGATTACCAGAGCACGAGGTAACATCGGAAGGAAATTATGTATTAAAGTTAGATAAAATAAGGGATAAAGATTTGCCGAAAGTGTCTATTATTACACCGACATACAATAGAAGAAAATTATTTAGTATGGCATTAAACAATTTTGAAAATTTCAATTATCCTAAAAATAAAATAGAGTGGGTAATTGTAGATGATAGTCCAAATGATATGGATAGTGTGGAAGATTTAGTGAGTTATATGAAAAATGTAAAATACATTAGATTTAGAAGTACAGAAGAACCAATGACAGTAGCTTCAAAAAGAAATATTGGAGTAACAAATGCTACAAGTGAATATATAATCCATATGGATGATGATGATTATTATCCACCTGAAAGTATAATAGCTAGAATAAAATTGTTAATGAAATATAAAAAAGAAGGAATTGAATGTTTAGGTTCGACATTAATTGGTACATATAATATAATCAATAATACAAGTTCAATGAGTTCAGATGGTCCAATATCTTTATCAGAAGCATCGATGGCATATACGAAGAAATTTTGGGAAAAAAGAGGATTTGATGATTTATGTGTAAGAGGTGAGCATAAATATTTTACAGAAAATAGATTTGAGCAAATATTGGATGTGCCATATAGTTTTATATTAATAGCTATTAATCATAGACATAATATGAGTAATGAGTTAAGGGGGGATGAAAGTTTGTTAAAATTTTCGGAAAATAATTCAAAATTTGGTGAAGTAGCTAATTTCTTTGATACATGGGATATAGATACACAAATGTTTATTATTGATTTACGAAAATACATATTGAATTAATCTTTAAAAAAATGAATTTTAAATTATATAATATTATTTATATTATATAATAGATATGTTGAATGAATTTATGATAGATATGTTTAAAGAAGAAGATAAAAAATACACTTGTGAATTACATACAAAACACAATAATGAAAAACCATTGTCACCATGTAGAGGGAAGTTATGTAACACATGTTTTAAACGAAAAGTAGATGGATATTCAAACCCAGATCATGTGTCTAATCCATTTGGATATTTGTATTTATTTCCAGAAATATGTGTAAAATGTTCAATAGAAAATAAAAAATGTATGTGGTGCTATATTAAAAATTGATTTTAATTACAAAAAAAATAAAAAAATCATGGAAGAAGAAATATATAGTGAAATAATAAAAAATACAAATAATGAGAATATAATATTGTCATTAGAGTTTGAAAAATTATTTTTTGATAGAATAATGACTAATTATTGGATAAATATAAAAAATTTAAATGTAAATTACATTTGTTTTCAAAATAATATGGGGTTTATATTTTATATTGTACCAGAAAAAAATGATAAATTTAAATTTGTATTAAAAAAAGAAGAACATTCTACTTTTCATTCATTTTCAGAAAAAATTATTGACAAACAACATGCACAAAGAGAAATTATTAATTTAGTTGATAGTTTAATTCTATATTCTTTAATTTATTATAATTTATTTATATAAAATTTTATTGTTTGTTCCTTGATTAACAATAGGATTTTTACAAGCAGTAAATAATTGTACTGGTCCAACAACACATTCTTGTGTATTTTCTTGTAACCAAATACCTCTATTTAAATTTTGATATTGATTACCATGTATTATCGTACTTTCTGTAGCAGCACCAGATTTAATAACAATACCATTTGCTGATTCTGGTGTAATATGTTGTGGAATTAAACTAATATAATTGTCATGAATATTTCCTTTAATATGGTATGCACCCCATAATTCTTTGGGTAAATCATTAGAAAGAGTAATAGCATTAAATTCTTTTTCCGCAGTATGTGTGTAATTTTGTCCATAAATATGATTATTTCCAATGTTAAATTGAATTACATTAGTTAAATGGACACAATATCTAGATGCATTAATATGAGAGCCGAAAATACTTAACCATGGTTCAGCATGAATATTTCTTGTACCAGTACTAGACCAGTTACTATTATAAACAATACCATTTCTAACAGCTAATATAGCCATGTCTCTAATATTTACTCCTTCAGCATTTCCACCTACATAAATAGCTGTTTTCCAGAACATGAAGAAACAATCACTTAAATAAATTTCACATGGATTTTTATCTCCCAAAATTAATAAAGCCCTATCACTTTGAATATCATCCCATGATTGAAGTTTATCTTGATCACCGACAAATTTACATTGCTCTAATCTAACAAGTCTTGAATTATATAATTTAACTGCATTTTTTATAGTAATACTTACATGAGCACCAAGTATTTCAACATTTCTTATATTGACGTCAGAAATAGCAGCACCATCAATGAAACTTAAACTTAAAACACTACCTGGATGATTTTCAGCAACATAAATTCTAATATCATTCATCGAAAATTGATTAGCATCTTCATTAGAACCTACAAATTTACTATCATGTATAAATGATGCACCATTATATGAATAAATTTGAGTTATTTCTACACCATCACCTTGATAATTAATTGCTTTTTTAGAAATAATATTTTTTGTAATTTTATATCTACCTTTTGGAATATATAATTTACCATCACCTTGGACACTCATGAATGAATTTTCATTAAATGAATTTACAGCATTTTGAATAGCATCAGAATCATCGTGATTCCCATCACCTACTGCTCCGAAGTCTTTAACACTTACCATTTCTTTTAGTTTTTCATGTACTGTTCTATTTACAGAACCTTTTTTGTTTAAATTATAAAGAATATCTTTTGAGTTTATTTTTGTTGCCATATAATATAATATAATATTTTTATTCTTTTTACGAATTAATTAATTTTTTATTAAATAAATATCCACTAAAATTTTTTTCTGTAAAAAACCACATAAACTTGTATTTAAAGATATTTCTTGTAAAATCTTGATTTATAAAAAAGATACCACCAAAATCTTTTTTTAATTTTTGTAGATTTATTGTATGAAAAATATCATAAATATCATAATCAAAATAATCATTGGTAAATTTATATAAATTACTAACATTAATTATTAATATATGATTTTGTGCTTTATGATTTATGTTATTTGTGAAATGTACATCTTTAGTGAATTGAAATTTTGTTGTATTTTTAAGATTAAAAGGTAAATTTGTTAAAAAAAATTTATTTTCATTAAATTTATTATTTTTATTTGAAACAAAAGTAAAAATATTTGATTTCATAAAACTATAATTATTTAATTGAAAATTTTCAATATAAAAAAATTTTATTAAAAAAATAAAATCAAAAAAATAATTATAAAGTGAATATAAAAAATATAATAATATATTCATTATTTATACTTAATAAAAAAATAATATATTTAGATAAAATTTCTTGTATTTGGAGTAATTCCTTTATTAAAATCACTAGGGAAACAATTTATTTGTAAATCCAATGGGTCATCTTTTTTATCATTAAAATAAATTGATGTATCTTGTTCTTTTAAATCAGGTGTTGTAGTACAATCTATATAATCTTCTGGTAATGTTTTATTTGTTTGTATAAATTTATCAGAACATACATAATTATTGACAATATTTCCATTAGTTAATTTCCAACTTTGATTTAAGAAGCCATTATGTAAATTATTCATATCTGATTTCCAAATGCCATCATAAAGCAATTCATTTTCATTAGCACACCATTTTCCTTGTTTTAATTCATTATTTGCTGTATTTTTATAAATATTCAATTGTCCAACATGGTCATTATAATATATAGGATTTAATGGAATATTTGTGCCAGTTTGTGTATTAACAATATTTCTTGAAATATTATCTAATTTTTTACAACTATCCATACTAGGTATATTGTTAAATGGATTATGTTGATTGTAATTTTCAAAATTTTCATTTTTAGATACAAATTTATCTACAACACTAAATAAAAATGAATTAATGCTATAAATTGTAATAATTATAAATAAAATAAGAACAATTAAAGTGATTATTAATGATATCATATATTTATAATAATTATTTTTATTTTACAAAAAAATAAACTTTTTTTTATAAATATATATTATATGGATCAAATATATTTTTGGATAATAATTTTATTTTTAATAATATTATTTTTAGATTATTGTGAAAAAAAATATAAAACAGAACAATTTACTAATCCTGAACCTATTAGTAATTCAACAGTACCTCCTTATTATGAAGAAAATAGATTAAGTGTATATAAACCAATATATACCACAAATGCTATAAATTTAAATAATAAAAATTTAAATTTTAAGAATTTTGGTACAAATGGAAGTACTCCACCATTTTTAAAATGTCCATCATGTAATTTACAATTCCAATGTAGTGATTATCCTTATGAAGTTGATGATAAAAATCAAAGCGTATGCCATAATTGTTATGAAAAAATAAGTTATAATAGTAATAATTTTCCTGTATATGCTAAGTCTGTTGGAAAGCCTCGTGTTTGTAGAAATTTAAAATAAATTGATTTAAATACCTTATTATAAATATAATTATTATGACAATATCCTTAAATTTCATAATTAAAGATTTAAAAAATGATAATTTAATTAATATAGTGAAAAAAAATGATGAATATATATTCAATTGTACATGTGGTGTGAATTATTGTCATCATTTAGATTATATTATTCATAAAATATCATGTGATGTAAATAATAAAATATGTTATGATGATTATTTTAAATTAATTGGATTTGATTCAGTAGAATATTTACAAATTGAAATACAAGAAAATAATAATCTAATACATGAAATAATAATAAAATATGTAATTGACCATTTTGAAATAAATTGTTCTTGTAATAATAATGAATGTTACTATTGTAAATATGTTGTTATAGAATTAATATCAGAATATTTGAAAAAAAAAGATTTAGTAAATACTATGAATAATGACATATTACTTTTACAAGAAATAGAAAATGACTTACAAAAATTACAAATGTAAATCTTTTATTTTTAAATTTAGGAAGAAATTCATTAAAAACTTGAAGTGAAAAAGATTAATTTCAATCAAATAATATTCATAAATTTTTTTTTACTCGGTGTAATATTTATCATTTGTAAATGTTAGTAAAAAATTGAAAAAAATACTCTTTATTATTATAAAATATGAATCGAAAAATTATTTTAAACTTATATAAAACAAAAGTAAAACTATGTCAAAGTCAAGGGTATCAATTAGGTTCATGTTCAAATATTCAACCACACTTTAACTTAGGAAAAGCACTTGTAAAATTAAGAAAAATAAGAAATAACAAATATAAAGCGAAATTTGTTATGAGTCATATAAAACAAGCATATAATGATGCAAAATATGTACAAAATGATTTTTTAATTGGTGCTTTAATTGATGAAGGATTTTTAGCTTTAAGAAATTTCGATAATTTTTTAAATGTACCAAAAAAAAGAATTATTTATGAAGATGATGATGATGAATATATAGAATTTGGATTTGATGAAGATTAACATCTAAAACAACTTTTGAATTTACTTATTAATGTTTCAGTTACATCTACAGATGTTGTAAGTAAATCTATACATAAATCAATAATTATAATAACACTATCTTTGTCTTTTACTTTAACATGTTCTAATTCAATCAAAATTAATAAAATATTTTTTATAAAATTAATAGAATCTTCTATAGTTATTTTAAATAATTTTTTAAAATTATTTGAATCATTGAAATTCTTGTACACATTCTTAATTAATACAACCAATTTTGGAATATCATTAGAATCAATGACTTTATCACTAATTATATCAGTTAATGATTTTTCGATTTCATTCAATAATTCTGGATAACTTTCAGTAATTTTATTTAAAAAATCCAAAAATTGAGTACTCAAATTTAAATCCACTTTTAATTTATCCACTTTTGTTTTATCCATTAGAAAATCTGCTAATAATTTCCTCATTACCATTTTTTTATCTTCTATTGTTAATTCAATGGAACTTTCTTCAACAACATCATCAGTTTTTTGTTCATCTTTAGGTTCAGCAACTTTAGGTTCTTCTACTAAATTTGTGGTTTCTTCAACAACATCATTAATTTTTTGTTCATTTTTAGTTTTTTCAACTTTAGGTTCAGCAACATTGGATTCTTCTAATAATTTTGTGGTTTCTTCGGGTACATTATTTGTAGTATTTTCAGGTTCAGACATTATATATTTATAATAAATATTATTTTAAATATAAAAATCCATATATTTATTTATTTTTTTATAATTGTTAATAAATAAGTAATACATTTTATACATTCTTCTGTTGAATCTTTAAAAAAATAAGGAATTAAAGCATGTATAAATGACTTTGTAGAACATACTAATAAATATGTCCCAATTTGAAAAGAAATAACAAAGTGTTGTAAATAAGTTACTTTGTTTTCCTTTAAATGATTAAATATAATAATATCTAATAACCCCATATTATTATTTATATTATATACCAGAATTCGTTAAAAATAAAAAATTATTTTATTAGAAATATACTAAATACGGTCATTACATCATACTTTAATAAACTTAAAAAATAATAAATTATAATCTGTTAAATAATATTTTTAAATGTTTAAATATATTTAATCATAAATTCGCCGTGATTTTCTAAAGTTGTATCAATTTCATAATTTAATTTTCTGTAATAATTACGTGTTCCGACACCTGCAATCACAATTAAACCATCACAATTATATACTTTAGCAATCTTTTCTGCTTCAATCATTAATTTTTTACCAAATCCAACATGCTGTGAAGACTTGATATTATTTTTAGAATATGTATCATTAACTCTTCCATAAACATGAAGTTCTCTTATTTTAGCTTTATTATTGTATTCATTTGAAAAACAATTATTGTATTCATTATTAGTAATTCTTAGTCGTAGAAAACTGTAAATTTTGTCTTCTTTACCACAACCATAATATGAATAATGAATATTAAATAAAGATAAAATACTAGAAATAATAAAATAAAGTATATAATGAAAACATATTTTACATTTACATGATTTATGACTTAAAAATATATCTTGTCCATCATTACCAAAATAATCCACTCTAACTAACTTAGCATTAGATATATTTGAATAATCCGTTCTAACCTCCATACTTCGAATATCATTTGATGTAAAATTATTACTTTTCATTTTATCATCAAGCATTTGTCTTAGATTAGTAAATTTATTACCACCTTCAATATAATTACCTGGAAAGTCTCTTTGAATTCGATTTACACGAATCCAAGGAGGTATTTTTTGTAATACCCAAATAATTAAATTAAAAAATCCTTCAAAATCTGATTCAGCATATGGCTTATATATACCATTAGAATACCATTCTTTAATTTTTGTAAATTCCAAAACATTACATGGATAAATTTTCCATTGGTCTGCTTGATATTCAGGATAATAAATCACTTTATGAAACATAATTTTATCCATGAATAGATTTGAACCAGGTAAATCAGGCATAATATGAATATCTACTTTAAAACAATTATCTTTTAATAGTTTCAATGCTTTAATGGTATCTTTTTGATAACATTCTCTATTAATCATTTTTAATACTGTATCATCAGTATGTTGAATACCAATTTGTACTCGTGTTACACCATATTTTCGAAATCTTCTTAATTCATATTTTGTAATTTTATCAGGACGTGTTTCAATAGTAATACCAATGATATGTGCTAAAGCATTTTCATTTAATAATTTTTCTTTTTCAATGTCGTACATGGGTCTTAAATTAGATTGTTCATTAAAAACATTATTGGCAGCATAAAATAGACTACAAATAAAATTTTCACATACTTTAGGATCATAACACGAAAATGTACCCCCTAAAATAATAATTTCAATCTTATCAATATTATGCCCATTTACAAAATAAGATATAATTCTTTCATGAAATTGTGCATAAGCATCAAATTTATTTCTTTCTCCACGCATAACTGTTGGCTCTCCATGATAGTAACTTCTACTATATCTAGGGTCATTTGGACAGTAATGACAATCATATTTACATGAAAAATTATCAGGTGGCATAATGACGGAAACTACTAAAACACCTGAGTGTGACCTCATTTTTTTAGTAATAAGTAGTTTTTCCAATTCAATATATTCATCAATTAACTTTTTATATTTCCATTGTCGGTATATAAAATATATTTGTGATTTTTTGGGATTCATACCATATTTTTTTCGTAAAGTCATAAAATATTCATTGTATTTTATTAAATTCTGCCTTTCATCTTCATCCAATTTAATCTTTAATAAATCAGATACAAAATTTTTAATATTTTCTTCGTCCTTTAATGGAATTAATGTATTTTTCTTAATATTAATTTGATTATCAGATACTAAATCTTCAATATCATGTTCATTATTTGATGAACATAGACTACTTTGACTATAGTTAATCATTTTAAATTTTGTATGTTATTTAAAAAAAAATCATTTTTTATAATTAAAAAATTAATATATTATTATATATTAATGCTGTTTAATATATTATTTTATGAACATTTCAAAAAAAATTATATTCAAATAATTATATTTATATTAGTAATTGCATTAATTAATCCAATACAAAGTGTAGGTTTATCCAGGTTATATGGTCATTTATTTGATATAATACATAAAAATACATCATATAAATCATTTTTTGATATAAATAATATTTTTGCTTATAATGTACCAGGTATTATAGCATTAATTTCATTTGTATATATTATAATTGGTATATTATATTTAACAAAAAATTATTTAGAAACACTTATTGTACCAAATTATTTTAAATACTTAAGAGAGTTATTTTTTAATAATTTTATAAAAAAATATTCAAATGATTTTAAGGATGTTCATATAGGTGAAACTTTATCCAAAATATTTGAATTAAATATGTCAGTAATTACTTTATTTTTATATATTTGTAATTATTTTGTTGCTACAATAATTGGTTTAATAGCTATTTCAATATATTATTTCTATTTGGATTGGAGAATAGGATTAATATTTTTTACTGGTTTTACATGTGTTTTTGTCTTATATTATCTAAATGGCTCAAAACAAATAAATAATTCAATTAAAAAACTTAATATATTATATGAAAATAATGAGAAATTAACAGATAGGCTATCAAATTTATTAAATATATATATTAATAATGAACAGGATAATGAAATAAATAAATTTGTTACAAGTGAAAATAGATTAAGAAGACAATTTATTAATAATTATTGGGTTGAAAAAAAAAATGTTGCTTCATCTGAGGTTATTATTATATGTTGTATTATTTTAATATTAATTTTGTCTTATTATTCATTAAAAAATAAAAAAATAAGTATTGTAAGTTTTATATCCATTATTGTAACCTTAGGTGCAGGTGTTGAATATTTATTTTCACTTAATAATGAAATTTCGAGTTGTATTTATCAAATAGGTATTATTCAATCAAATAAAGATTTATTAAATGAAATATTGAATTTAAAGAAAAGAAAAATTATTGATGCTAAATTAAAATCAGGTAAAATTGAATTTAGAAATGTTTCTTTTGGGTACGAAAATAAAAAGAAAATACTTAATAATTTTAATTATGTAATAAAAGATAAAGAAAAAATAGCAATATTAGGTCAATCTGGTTCAGGTAAAACTACAATCATGAAAATATTAATTGATTTACATGAAATTAATGGTGGCACAATTTTAGTAGATAATGTAAATATAAAAAATATAGATACAACTTATTTACGAAAAAATATAATATATATAAATCAACGTACAACATTATTTAATAGAAGTATATTAGAAAATATGAGTTATGGCACAAATAAAAATAATCATCATATTATTGAATTATTACAAAAATATGATTTAATGACAGTATTTAATAAATTACCAAAAGGTATTTATACACAAGCAGGAGTGAATGGTAATAATTTGTCCATGGGTATGCAAAAAATAACAATGATTGTTAGAGGTGTTTTAAAAGAAGGATTAATATATGCTTTTGATGAACCATTAACATCATTGGATTCTAAATCTAGAAAAAAAGTAATTAAAATGTTAATGGAAGAATTAAAAGATAAAACATTAATTATTATTACTCATGATAAAGAAATATTACCTTATATGAATCGTACATTATATATGAATAAAATTAAGAATTAATAATTCTTTTTAATTGATCTTTAATTTTTAAATTTTTATTATAATTTTTTACTTTTAATTTATTAATTAAATTTTTACTTATGTAACTATTTAATGCTACATGTACTGTATTATGTAATTGTTTAGCTACTTCTGTAGCACATTCTTTTATTATTCTTTTTTGCTCTTTTTCTGATAAATTTTTAAAATTCATATCCTTAGTATAAACATTAAAATAATATAAAAATAAATAATTTGCGTTGGTCATTCTTAGATCTTTATTCGTAATATCAAATTCGGACAAATATTCATTTACATCATTGTTATTGACATGTTTTAAGTTTTTATTTGAATCGTAATAGGAAAATAAATATTTATTTTTATTACACAATAATCTTAAAATTTTTTGAATATAAGCATGTTTAAAAGTACATGTATTTAAAACACCTTTTTTACCAGTAAATTCAATTACTGTTCTTTCTGATTTAAATTTTATGTGTTTTTTTTGTAATGTAGTTAAACCAATAGAGCCATACTCTTTTTCATAGGATTCATTACCAATTCTAAAATTACATATTTTCATTAATTTTAAAATAGTAGCAATTAATTTGTTTTTGATATCAGTATTTTGTTTTAAATCATAATTTATTTTTTTATCTAATTTTTCATTAATAGCAATAAATTTTTTTAAATTATTTAATTTTTTATCTTCTCTTTTTTCTTTAAACTCTTTATTATAACTGTATTGTGTGCGTCCTTTATTATCTATTGCCGAAGCATATATTTTTTTTTTAAGACAATAAAATTTTACATCTTTATAGGTCGGTACAATATATAGTTTATCAAATTGGTCAATAATTTTTTTATTTTGTAATAAATTACCATATTGGTCCTTGTATGTATTTTTAGTTTTATAAGCTATTCTAACATAATACCTCATATATTATTATAATATTTTATTTTTTTTGTAATATATTTTTAATTAAATATTATATATTCTTTTGATACACAATTAAATTTTACTACTTTTCCAAGACAAATAGCATCTTCATATAGATTTCTTTTTCCAATTTCTGTAATTTGTACTACTTTTTCTTTGTTATTGTTATCTATTATATCATAATAAATATACGGAAAATTCTTATGTTCGTTTATAGTTTCAAATTGTTTTACGGAGTACCAAGCAAATATTTCTAAATATTCAGATCTACACAATGGGCAATTTTTATCCCATTGTTCTAAACATGATTTATGGAATACGTGATTACATTTAATTTTAATGGTGTCACAATCCATTGAATTTAGACAAATGGGACATATTTCTTGATTTTCTGCCATTTTTGTTTTTATTTTTTTACAAAAATGAATCGATTTTTTATATAAAAATTGATTAATAAGTAACATATATATAAAACAATGCAATTTTATTGGGATGATACTAAACATATTAATATACTTGAAAGATATACAACAATATGGAAAGGAACATTAATTAATACAAATATAGATAGCAATTGGTTAAAACCAGAACAAGTAAGAGAGTTTGATGATTTATTAATTGATATATGTGAGAGGAATTTTTACATAAGCTTAGATGAAAGTAATATTTATTTAAGTTTATGTCAAGATTCACCTTATTTTTATTATGAATTTGAAAAACATATTTTAAAATTTTTACGAAGTGCTGAAAAGAAGTTTAATATTAGTATTAATGAAGGTGAATTTTATTGTTGGGAGTGTAGGCCAATGGCAAATTCATATAGATACAGAATATATAAAAAAGATAATAAGTTTAAATTGAAAAAATCTGTACAAAATTGGAATGAAGATAAATAACTTTATAATAAAAAAATGAAACTTTTTCAAGAATAAACAAAAAAAATGAAGGCATTTATTTTACTAATTTTTTTATCTCATTTAATTAATGTACAAGCATTAACAGAAATAGTAATTATATTAGGATGCTCAAATAATTTTATACAAAATCAACGTGTTCAAGCAGGAATCGATTACATAAAGCAGTCTAAGCTAGATAAAATATTATATTTATCTGGTGGAATAAAGAACCAAATTAAGAATGATGTAAGTGAATCTTCAAAAATGTTAAAGCAAATAATGAATGAAAATTTAAATGCTAAAATAATATTAGATGAAAAATCGAAAAATACAGCTGAGAATTTCGTGAATTTGAAAAAATGGGTACAAAATAATCATTTATATAATTTATTTAATTATGTCATAGTAACATCTGATTTTCACAAAGAAAGAGCTTTAAGTCTATTTAATGGTATATTTGATAACGTAAAAGCAAAAATGATATTAAGTGAAAGTGATTGTATTCAATGTTGGAATGATGAAAGAATTCATTCTAAAAATATTCATACTGATATTATGGAGGCCTTGATATACATGAATTAACATGAATTAATACATATTTATAAAAAAAATCGAAACCTACTAAAAAAAATTAGTATGAAAAGCTTCTAAGTAAAACTAGAAAATATGAGTGAGACTGCTTCAGTTCAATCTGCTATGTCAAACATTTCAAGCCATTCTCAAAATGGCACTGAGCCCAATTACGAAGGATTCAAGACAGACATGTCTCAGTTTCTCACAGAAAAGAAGGGACAATTCCAATGTAATCGTTTGATTCATCCTAGTGCATGGAATGCGACGTTTGGGAAATATAGTCCTAACGAGACTTACGGTCTTACTCTGAAGAAACTTGTTGATAAGTACCCTGCGATATTTTATTTCGAGGGAAAAGGACACGAGAAATGGATTTGCTTGGAGGAATTCAGAAATGAGAACAACCAGGTGAGTTTAAAGACTCGTTCCAGTCACTCTGCCACCACACGCAGTGGCCATGCCAC